GGATTCTGTAATCTTGCCACGCTGAAAGTAAGCCAACGTACCAACAGATACAGCCAAACCAAGTAAGGCTGTATTTATGTAAGTGAGAATTTTAATCATGCAGGGCAGTTTTCGCCTTCTACTTCTGCTTCCTCAACAGCAGGGGATTCATCTGCTGCAATGAGTTCATTTAACTCAGCAATTGCACCAGACTTTGCTTTTATTATCTCAACAAGATTATTAATTTCTTGTTGCTTTTGATTGTATTGAGCAATCAAAGTTTGTACTTCCTGCTGACGTAGATCTCTACGCTCTGTTAGTGATGACATAAAAAAGAGTTAAGTCAATAGGATTGTAACCCTAGACAAGACTTTTGCCTTTTGTAATTGCCGCATCAATAGCAGTAAAGTTTTCAGAACCCCAGATAGAAGTTGTTCCATCTGCTTTTTTATACGCCTTGATTAGTTCAAGGTGATCTACGTTCCTTTGAATCTTGTCTTTAAAATCTGCATCAGTTTCTCCTGAAGCTTGAGCAGTGTCGATAACAGTAACGCTATCTCCCGCAGCAGTAAAAATTGCTGCTACTTCATCGGCTGTTCTTTCTTCCATGAAAATAAAAGTGAATGGCTAAAGTCTACCCTGCTTCGAGGGCAGCGACTTTTGCGGATAGTTCTTTAATTGCGTTTACAAGATACCAAGTAAGGTTATCTGGATTAACAGTTTTTACTCCTGTCGATTGGGTCTTAACTACATCAGGAAGAATATTTTCAATCTCCTGTGCTATCACTCCAAGTTGAGTGCCTTTTTTGTTAATCACAGCAGCTTTAGGCTGCTCAAAGTCAGTTATTTCATCTACAGTTCTATATTCAAAGTTTCTAACACGAATTTGATTTATTTTATCAAGTCCAGTTGTGTTATCAACTATATTCTTCTTAATTCTTCTATCAGAAGTTGTTGACCAAGATGATGAATTATTATATTGATATGCACCATTAGCACCACCTACAAAGAAAGTATCATCTCCTTTTCCTGTAAGGTTATGACCAAATAATAATTGATCATTCCCAGTAGCAGCAGAAGGATCACTATTACCTACTATATGATTTCTTGATCCTGTTGTAACAGTATTCCCTGCTCTATTACCAACAACAGTGTTATCTACACCTGTTGTGTTTGTCTCAAGAGCTTCATATCCCATAGCAGTATTTCTAGTACCTGTTGTATTTGCTGTTCCTGCCTCAAAACCAACAGCAGTGTTGTAAGAAGCAGTTGTGTTATTTGATAAAGATTGTTTACCCAAAGCAGTATTACTACTACCTGTAGTATTTGCTTCCAATGCATTTACACCAAAACCACAGTTTTCCCCTCCAGTTGTGCTAGTTAATAAAGCATCTTTACCCACAGCAGTATTTGACATACCTGTTGTGTTTGCATACAAGGCATATCTACCAACAGCCGTATTATTATTTGCAGTTGTGTTTTCCTGTAATGCAGAATTACCTACGGCAGTATTATCAACACCTGTTGTGTTTGAAGCTAAAGTTACATAGCCAAGTCCAACATTATCATTACCTGTTGTGTTTGAATCTAAAGAATTAAAACCAACAGCAAGATTATAATCACCTGTTGTGTTAACAAGTAAAGTTTGTCTACCAATAGCAGTATTTCTAACTCCAGTTGTGTTTGCAGCTAAAGCTTGATCACCAACAGCAGTATTATAATTTCCAGTCGTGTTTGCGTTTAAAGCACTGTGACCAATACCGACATTATTACTTGCTGTTGTATTTGAATATAAAGCATTTATACCAACAGCTACATTCAAACTACCTGTCGTGTTTGTGCTTAACACACCTTGACCTACGCCGACATTATATTCACCTGTTGTATTAGCATCTAATGCTGAGTGACCAACAGCTACGTTCTGTTTTCCTGTTGTGTTTGCAGTTAAGGCGCTATAACCAACAGCCGTATTATTATTTCCAGTTGTATTTGTAGTTAATGTATCCTTACCAATAGCAACATTTTCTTGACCTGATGTGTTGTTAGCTAGTGAGTTATATCCAAAAGCAGCGTTATTAACACCTGTAGTATTGTCGTATAAACAATAAGCTCCAACAGCAGTATTAAAACTTCCTGTTGTGTTTACTCTTAATGCGTAATATCCAACAGCAGTATTATAAGGTGCAGTTTCATTTAGTGATAATGTTTTATAACCAACAGCTACATTACCAGTTGCAGTTGTGTTTGATGTAAGAGCAGCGTATCCAACAGCAGTATTATAATTAGCCGTTGTATTTGCACCTAAAGCGTGCATACCTATAGCAGTGTTACTACCGCCAGTTGTATTGGCATCTAAAGCAGTCTTACCAAAGGCAGCGTTATAGTTTCCAGTTGTATTAGCGGACAGTGTGTCACGACCAACAGCAGTATTATCACTTCCTGTCGTGTTGTAATACATTGTTCCTTGTCCAATAGCTGTATTAGTACTTCCAGTGGTGTTTGTATATAAAGCTTCTTTACCTAAAGCAGAGTTAGAAGATCCTGTTGTATTTGCTTTTAAACAACCACTACCAACAGCAGTATTACTAGATGCAGTTGTATTAGCATCTAAAGCATCTTTACCAACAGCAACATTAGATCCTCCTGTAGTATTCGTATCTAAAGCAAATGTACCAACAGCAGTATTAGAACCTCCAGTTGTGTTATTAGCTAATGCACCCTGACCAACAGCAACACCATAAGATGCAGTTGTGTTTGCACTTAATGCGTTCACACCAAGAGCAGTATTATTACCTCCTGTTGTATTTGTTGTTAATGAGTCATGGCCTATAGCCGTGTTATTACTAGCAGTTGTATTTGCATCTAAAGCACTTTTACCAACAGCAACGTTAGAGTTACCTGTTGTATTTGCATTCATAGCAAGATAACCAACAGCAATGTTGTTAGAAGCGGTGGTGTTACTTGCTAACGCATTTTTACCAATTCCAACTAATTGTGTGCCAGTTGTGTTTGAAGTAAGTGCATCATGTCCAACAGCAACATTATTACTTGCGGTAGTATTAGCATCTAACGCATTTTTACCAACAGCTACGTTGTCTCCACCTGTTGTGTTTGCTAATAATGCACCTTTACCAACAGCAGTATTATTAGATGCAGTTGTACAGTAATACATAGCATTTGTACCAACAGCAGTGTTATCGCTACCTGTCGTAGCTATTCTTAAGGCATCTGATCCAATTGCAGTATTTCTGGCACCAGTTGTTATTGCTAATCCTGCATAAAAACCAAAAGCAGCATTATTATCTCCAGTGGTTATAGCTGTACCAGCGTTATATCCAAATAAACTATTATAATTTGCATCTGTTCCAGTAAAACTATCTCCTGCATTTGTACCAGCAACAGTATTGTTTTGTGCGTCTGTAGTAACTAACTGAAGACCAGAGGCGATCTTTGCGGCTGTAACTGAAGCATCAGGAAGTGAATCAGTTGCCCAACTTAAAACACCCGCAGTAGTAGACGATAGTACTTGACCATTCGCTGTAGGAGCCGCACTTGGCAAGGTGTAACTAATATCAGCAGCTAAAGTGTCTGGAGCTTGGAAAGATAAATAATTTGCACCGTTAGCTGTTAATTCAGAGAATCGAACTTGCTTGGCATTTCCAAGAATAATATTTCCAGAGAAAGTGCTACCAGTTGTTTGTGCAGCGTTGGCAGCATTTGTATTTGCTGTATTTGCTAAGTCGTAAGCTGCCTTAACAGAAGCACCTGTAGCCGCAAGAGTTGTACTTGTGCTTGAAGTTGAGTCAACTAACTGAACAACACCAACAACGGAAGTCGTTCCAGAAACAATCTTGCTTCCAGCAATTGCAGCATCACTCTTAATATCAGCATTAACAATCGAATCAGCAGTAATAGCAACAAGACCTGCTGCATTTATAGATATATCTCCTGTTACTCCAACAGCCGTTATAACACCAGTACCACTAGCACCAACTAAAATCTGACCTGCTGAAACAGCAGCTAATTTCGTTAAAGCAATTGCAGCAGAGGCATTTATATCAGCATTGACTATTGTTCCATCAGCCAACATTGTGCTGGTTACTGTTCCTGTATCTCCAGTTGTAATTACTGTTCCAGTTGTATTTGGCAGAGTTATTACTTTGTCTGAAGTTGTTGGATCTGCAACCGCTAATGTAGTCTCAAAAGCATCTGCTGTTGCACCTTCAAAAACAAGACTTCCAGCATTACCAATTAACAATTGGCCCGTAATTGTTCCACCAGTAAGATTTAATTTTTCTGTGTCTAATTCTTCTAAGGCAGATTGAACGTTTGTATTTTGAATACCTCCTGCTGCTGTAACTGAAATATTTGAAGCAACCTGGCCCGCTATGAAATTCGAGATGTCGAGCTTTTCGTAGCTAGATCCATTACTTAGGATCATGTCAGGAGGGTTAATTGTTACTGTTGGAGCTGGTGAGGTTCCTGTCCCTGACTTATCACATACAAAGTAATAACGATTGTTAGCCTCACTAGCAGCTTGCAAAGCAGCACCAACTGAATAACCTTGTGCAGTTCCAGCGGCACTTAACGAAGTAATTACATTGGTATCAGCTCTATAGTTACCTGCATATATAATCTCTCCTGAAGTAATCGTTACAGGCTGAAACGCCGATCCGTCATAGACATATAAATCATCATTCGTTAAATCATAGAAGAATTGACCTTTATATTCTGCTGTTGGAAAAGTAACAATTCCAGAAGTAGAAGTTGCACCAGTAAATTTACAGACAGAAGAATCAGCTAATTTAGCTCCGCTAATAGTAGAAGCTCCAATACGTGCAGCATCAAAACTTCCGCTTGTTATTTTGCTTGCAGCAAGTGATGGGATTAACGCTGCGGTAAGAGATGCACCTCCTGTAACTACACCTTTAGTATTAACGGTAACTGATTGGTACGTTCCAGCACTAACTCCACTTGTAGAAGTAGTTAAAGCTCCTGCTCCATCAACAGTTAAACCTCCTCCAGAAGTAATTTGTACAGCACCTTTAGCACTTGTTGTTGCAACTGGAAGATCACTAGCAACTAATCCTGTTGCAGCAGTGATCATTCCTTGAGCATTAAAAGTAATACCAGAAACAGTTGCTCCAGTAACACTATTTGTAAGTGATAATGCACCTGCTCCACTAACACTTAAACCAGTACCAGCAGAAACGCCACCAACAGCAGACGCAGTAGCAACAGGTAAGTCAGAGGCAGCAAGAGCAACCGTTCCAGTAATTAATCCTTGAGCGTTATATGTAATTCCAGAGCGAGTAGCGGCTGTAACTGTGTTATTAATTCCAAGATTTCCACTTGCTACGTTTAGTGATCTATCAATATTTGCTGTTGCTAATTTTGCTGCTGTAATTGTTCCATCAGTTATTTTTGCTCCACCAATTCCACTAGCAATTTTTGCATCAGTCACGGCTGACGCTGCTATGGCTCCACTGTCCACAGCGTTGTTTGCTAATTCTGAAGCAGTTACAGAATCAGCAGCAAGTTGAGTTGAACCAATTGCTCCTGTAGCAAGAATTGTTCCTGGTAGATTTGCCGCTAATTTTGCAGCAGTAATATTTGCGTCAAGTACTTTGGCTGTTGTTACGGCGTTGTCTTGAAGAGCATTAACATCAACACTTGCATTTCCTAGTTCTGACGCTCCAATCGCATTTGCAGCAATTTGATTAGCCGTGATTGTATCTGTAGCTATCTTTGCAGCAGTTACAGAACTTGCAGCTAGAGCAGCAGTATCCACGCTATCGTCTGCCAGCTCACTAGCTCCTACGGAGTTTGTAGCTAACTGACTTGCGGTGACGCTAGAAGCAGTTAATTTTGCACCAGGAATATCACCATCACTAATATTTAACTTTGCATAAGTAACTGTTGTATCTAATAACTTTGTTCCTGCAATACTTCCTGCTAGTTGAGCGTTAGTTATCGTTCCACTTAGATTTGCTGTTGTATATCCAGTTGCATCTGCCAAATTAAAACTAGGAGTCGCATCAGTTGCACCGAGCGAAATGCTTACCCCGCCAAGAGAAATACTTGAATTTGCAAGCTTTACATTTGTAACTGCACCATCAACAATTGCTCCTGTTGCCACTTGGTTCGTTCCTAACGTTCCAACCTTGGCTGCTGGTATATCTCCTGCATCTAAAAACTGTGCTGCTGCTGCTACTAAATCTTTAACAGTTACCTTTTTGGTCTCTGTTGCGCTGATGTCTGCAAGTGCGAGCACATCCGTTGACTGAATACCCGCCTCTGCTAATGCGGGTAAACCCGTAATTTTTAGATCTGCCATTACAAATTAACGAAACACCTTTGCAAACAGTTTAAACCTGTTCGAGCATTATGCGACTATCATTTTCCTGAAGAATACGATCTGTGTCTTCTTGTAATAGGACACCAGGAGTATCTCCAATCTTTAAAGCAATCGCTCCATTTGTTATAAATTCAATTCTTGTCTCAATAATTTCGGACGCAGATACAGTTACAGCAACGTTAGTAATGATGCAATTCGCTTCATAATAAACGTTATTTTTTGCATTATTGTTATCTCTATAGATATAAAAGACACCATCAAAATCCGAACCTTGCTGAGTACGAACCACTAATTGAGCAAGATAAAAAGGAAATTCTGGATCGGTTCCATAATTATTTGCACGATCTTCTGACTCATAACTATGCTCCCAAATACAATTCATTGAGCCTTGACCACTAATTAATCCAGCTTCATATTGATTTCTAAATTCATCTCCAAGATTTGTTAAATCAATTTGCTCTCTACTCGTTGTCATTTCAAAATCTCTAACCTTTGCTAAATGCCTAAAGTTATCGTTTTTCGTTGTAAGAACAACATCTTTTGATGCACTAGGAGCTACAAGAGTTAAAGCATTTGCTTGTAAACCTTCTATGGCTGCTGCAAATGTACTAAATAAACGAATACCGCCAACAGGATCAATATTGATAAACCACTTCCCATCTGGGTAACTATGTCCATCAACAAGTTCAAGAGTTGAACCGTCAGCAGTTTTTATTTCTACTTCATCTCCTGTAATTAACGAACCAGTACTGTGATCAAGACTAAATCTTTTGCTGCTTGTATTAACATCATAAAGATCTAACGTTGTCTGAATAGCACTATTCAACGCATCCCTTTTCAGGGCAATTTGTCCAGATTGTCCAAAGTAAACGCTCATTAATCAACCAAAGTTGTGTTGCCATAAGGAGCACCATTAGCTTCCCAACTAATATCAGCAGAAGCAACTTCTCCTACTGCGGTATTCATCGAAACACCTGTAATAAAAACAGAAAATTGAATATCTCGAATATCTGAAGATCCTGTAGTCATTCGCAGCTTTAACACAATCTCAGGTGAAGCATCATTTTCACCATCACCTGCTGTATCGCCTGTCTTGATCGCATTGGTTAAGATTGCGTTTAAGTTTGAATCCGCACCAGAAGCAGGACTAGCAACGTAATAAAACAAACGGCAACTACCTGAATAACTTCTTACCCCTGCTTTCAAAGTTCTATCTGTATCTCCTAGTGAGGTTGTTTCTAAAACAGCCATTGAACTAGAAAAAGACCAAGACTGAACCTTGGCTGCTTTAGTGTCTGAACCCGCTATGTAGAGTTCTCCATCACGTCCAGAATAAAAACCCACAACCTTAAATTAAAACGTTGTTCTTATTATATGGGTGCATCCAAGCAAGCAACAAAACTACAGCTAACATTACTCATTCCTTTAAAGGTACTTGTAACAGAAGGAGGCCCAGAATAACGCCAT